TGGTGAACATACAGGAGGATATATAACTTCTATAGATAGCATATTAGGAGTTATGAATAGATTAAAACCTGATATAGTATGTTTCTATTGGGAAGGCAAGGGTTCAGCAGAAAGAAGAAGAAAACTATTAGCAGAATATAAAGCAGGGCGCAAAAGTTCAGGATTTAATAGAAAAATGTTTACTGATCCAGATGTTGAAAGAGCAGCAATAAAAAGTGAATTGATAAGATTGAAAAAATATGTCAATTCATTTCCATTTTACCAGTTCAGTATAGACTATCTAGAAGCAGATGATGTCATAGCATATAGCTGTAACAAAGTATTTAAAAGTAGCAATTATGAAAAAATAATTCTATCTACTGATAGAGATTACTATCAGCTAATAGATAAGCATACTAAATTGTTGAGACCAGTAAAAAGAAACATATTAGCAAACGACATATTAGATGGGAATATAGCAATTGGAAAAGATTTAACAAAAGAAGCAACTCCAGTTTTAAATAAGAAAGGGGATAATTTAAAAACATATGGTGAAATAATCACATACAACTATTTAGTTAATTATGTTAAATGTTATCCTCAGAATTATATCATAATAAAATGCTTTACTGGAGATGCTGATAATATCAAAGGAATACCAAGAGTAGGTGAGAAAACAGTGTTGAAAGATTTTCCATTTCTGTCTTCTGAAAGAAAATATGAGATCAACGATATTGTACAATATGCTAAACAGGAGAGCAAAATAAATAAGAGATATGAAAAGTACATAACAGAAGAAAATATAGCAACACTTCAACAAAATCAAGAACTTATACAGCTTCTTGAACCAAATATAAGCCTCGCAGCAATAGACTCAATAGAAAAAACATTTTCAGTAGAACCAACATTCAATGCAGTTACAACAAGATATTTAACAGTAGAAGATGATCTATCTCAACAGAAAGTAGATAAATGGATAGATACTTTTTATGATTTTGATACATCTTGGCAATATGGATATTCGAAGAACAATAACACATTTTGGAGAACTTGATGTCTAACCACTATGATACATTTTCAATGTTTGGAATTGATTTTCAAACAAAAACTTTACAAAGTGCACTAACAGATGCTAAATTTTTTGATAATGTATATGAAGTTCTAAAATCTGAATATTTTGGATCTGAACCTCATAAAGTAATATGGAATGAGATTAAAAAGTACTACGAAAAATATCAATGTTTACCAACATTTGATGCAGTAAAAGTAGAAATAGCATATTATCCAGATGATGATCTAAAAGAATTGATTTTAAAAGCTCTATTTGATATAGAGCATAAAGTGAATGTAAAAGAATTAGAACAGACTAAAGATAAAGTTTTTGAATTCTGCAAAAATAAATCAATGGAACATGCTATATTAAGATCTGTTGATTTATTGAAAACTGGTGATGATTCAAGATTTGAAAAAATATTCAAGACAGTAGAAGATGCTCTAAAAATTGGAACAAGTATAGATTTAGGGCATGATTATTTTGAAGGGTTGAATATTAGAACTCAAATAAATATTAGAAAAGCAGTACCTACAGGATTCAAACAACTAGATGATATAGATTGTCTAGATGGTGGATTTGCTGGAGGAGAACTTGCTATAATATTAGCTCCAACTGGTGGGGGCAAAAGTTTCTGGTTAATTAATCTTGGATATGGTGCTCTGAAAGCTGGTATAGATGTAGTTCATTATAGTTTTGAATTATCTGAAAGAAATATTGGAAATAGATATGATGCAAGAATTACAGGAATTCCGATAAAGAAAATCAGAGAAAGAGCTGAAGAAGCGGAAGAAAAATTAAGTCAGTTTAAAGGTGGCAAATTAATTATTAAAGAATATCCTACTAAATCTGCTACTGTAAATACTCTTAGATTTCACTTAGGAAGATTGCTTTCATCGGGTTTTAAACCAGGATTAGTGATTGTAGATTATGCAGATTTAATGCTTTCAAAAAGGGGATATGAACAGAAAAGATTTGAAGTAGAGGCAATATATGAAGATTTGAGAAGGATGTCTGGTGAATTGCAACTCCCAATCTTGAGTGCTTCTCAGAGTAATAGGATGGGAAATAATGAGGAAATAATAACTTTAGACAGAATTGGTGAATCTTATGCTAAAGCTCAAGTTGCAGATTTCGTAATGAGTTTTTCAAGAAGTCTGAAAGATAAATTGACAAATCATGGCAAACTATATATTGCTAAAAATAGAATCGGTAAAGATGGTCAGATATATAATGTTTTTATAGATACAGCTACAAGCTTTATAGATATAACTAATGAAATCAATGAACAAGGACAAGATCAGAGTAGTTCAGAATATTTAGATCCCCAACAAACTGTTAGAGCAAAATTGGGTAAGCTCTATGATGATTTCAAAGCAGATAGAGGTGATTGATTTTTGTGCCAATTTATGATTTTCAGTGCAATAAATGCAAAAGAATATGGGAAGTTGAAATGTCTTTCAAAGAATATGATGAGTGGAGTTCTGATAAAGGTAAAGGAATAAAAGATGCTTCTAAAGTTATTCCATATTGTAATAATTGCGGAAATACAGAATGCACACGACTATATACTGGAAAAGTAATGTTTAACTGGGTCGGAAACTGGTTTAGCAATAAAGGGAAATATTAAATGGATAAAAATTTCAAAGCACTAACGATATTAGTCTGGCTATTAGGGTGGCCGATAGTTTGCATGAATATATTGCATCTAGTATCATTTTTATCAAAGATATTGGCTTGTGTAGCTTGGCTATTATTTGCATTATTTTTTGTATCAATGTAGAATTAATAAGGAGTAATAGATGAATGCAAGATTTTTCATAAATGAAATTTTATATGATGGACTAGAAGGTATTTCTACTTCTGTAGTTATGTCTGCACCAAAACACAAGACTTCAGAAGAAAAAATGAGAAGAATATGTCAAGAGATGAAGAATAATTCAAAACCCAGATTCAACCAGAAAATTGAATTTGAGCTATGGGTTACTCATGAAAGCGGTACTCAAGAGAGGATTTATGGTGTATGAAAGTTTCAGACATAGATTCAAAAGTTAATTCTTTGCAGAGTAAAAGAAATAATGATTTTGATCGCTACATGTCTGATAAACAAGAATATTTGCCTGTGACAGAATTAAAAAGATTGATGATGGAATATAGAGTTCTTAGGCATGAATATCAAACATTAGATGAGTTCGAAATAAGCTTTAAACAAGAATTTGAACCCTGGGGCAGAGCTTCAGAAATGTTCGAAGATGTATGGTATTTAAAAGTTGTGAGCATTCCAGAACATATTAAAAAAGATGGACAGTTAGTAGAAAGAAAAAGTTTATTTGCTGATGAGCAGTCAGTTCTAACATTCAAAGCTAAATCTTTTATGAACTTGATCAGCGCAGCTAAATTTTTCTTTATAGAATTGAATGAGCAGATTAAAAATGACAAGTGAAAATGTAGCTCAATATGAGTCTGCAAAGAAAAACAGATATCTTCTATTCATAGATGATAAACCTGTAGGATTTACAAGAAGTTTGCCAAATATTTTTAATAGCATAACTCTATACGATTTAATAGATTATGCTGCTCAATGCATTCTCACAGAATACATATTAATGCATGATTCAAGAAATATAAAAATGCAATCACTAGATCCTACAGGATATGTTGTAAATGAAATAGAATTAGGAGCAAAAGCTTTAAGAGAATTTACAATAAAACACATTGACAGAAATGATTTTGACTATATACTAACTTTTAAAACTGAGAAATAGATGACTGAAGAGCAAAAACAAGATAGATATAATAAGATTTTAGACTACTACAATGGAGATGAATTAGCTAGCCAAGTTCTAATAGATAAATATCTAATGGATAATGAAAATCATCCTTCAGATATGTGGAAAAGACTAGCTAGTGCTGCAGCAAATATTGAAAGAGAATATGGAGAACAAACAGCTAATTCTATAGATTCAAGAGTGAAACACTGGTATAACGAATTCTATAATCTATTAGATGATTGGAAATTTATACCAGGTGGTAGAATAAACTATGCTCTTGGAAGAGATGAAAAAGTAACAGCAATGAATTGTTATGTTATACCAATTCGAGAAACAATAGATTGGGAAAGATGGTATATAGATACAGATGAAAAATTTGAATTAATAGATTATAGTAATGCATTTGATGATTCTGTATTAAATAAATACAAAATACCGGCTGATTCTTTAGAAGGTATCTATACTTGGCTAAAAGAGTCGGCAGTTGTTTTTCGTTCAACTGGAGGTGTAGGAACTTCTCTAGATGTATTAAGACCAGAAGGAATGCCGGTTAAAAATTCTGGTGGATTCTCACCAGGACCATGCTCTTTTATGAATTTGATGTCTGAATCTACACATACAGTGCATCAGAAACTAAGAAGAGGAGCTCTGATGCTCACGATGAGTGTCCAGAATCCATCAATCTTGTCATTCATTAATGTAAAGAAAATATTGGGCAAAATAGATTATGTCAATGAAGAAGATAAAAAAAATAGAAATAATCTGTATAAGTTAGTAGAGCATGCTAATATTTCTGTGATGATAACAGATGAATTTATGAAAGCTGTTGAAAATGATACGGATTTTGTACAAAAATGGCCAATAGATTCTGATAATCCAAAGATAATTAAAATAGTAAAAGCAAGAGATATTTGGGATGAATTGATTAGAAATGCTCATGAGCATGCAGAACCAGGAATTCTGCTGATTGATAATCATAGAAGAAATGATGCTCTATGGTATTGTAATCCAGCTATATCAGTCAATCCATGCGGAGAGCAATTCTTAGGTGCATTTTCTGCATGTGATCTTGGACATATGAATTTAAGTAAATATGTTTATATAACTGGCATAAATGTAGCTGGTATTGAAAAACATAAATTCAATTTTGATTCTTTCTTTAAAGATGTTAAAATTGCTGTAAGATTTTTAGACAATGTAATAGACTGGAATAAAGGAAAACATGCTTTACCTCAGCAAGAAGAAACTGTTTTAAATGAAAGAAGAATAGGGTTAGGAATAACAGGGTTAGCAGATTGTTTGATAAGATTAGAAATAAAATATGATTCTGAAGAAGCTTTAAAATTCACTGAAGAAGTAATGAAAACTTTTAGAAATTCAGCTTATGAAACTTCTGTAGAACTAGCAAAAGAAAAGAAATCTTTCTTATTATTCAATTTTGAAAAATGGTCTAAATCTGAATTTGTACAAAGATGGATAGAAGATCATTCTACTAATTGTGGAATAGAATCTAATATAGTAGCTACTTTAAAAGAATTTGGCATTCGAAATTCATTTTTAACTACTGTAGCTCCTGTTGGGACTGGCTCTATAATTTGCAGGAATGGCTGTGAAGAAAAAAATAACATGACTGTCGGAGTGTCTTCGGGAATCGAACCTCTGTTCGCTAAATCTTATGCTAGAAGAGTTAGACAAGCTGATGGCGAAACTTTCAAAGAGTTTAAAACATATCCTGGAGTTATTAAAGAATTATTTGAAGATTATTCAAAACTTCCAGATTATGTAATAACATCTCACGATATAGATCCATTCTATAGAGTTAAATTGCAGTCAGTCGTTCAGAGATATATTGATAATAGTATATCTAGTACTGTGTCCTTAAAAAATGATATTCCAGTAGCCATTGTAGATCAGATATATAGACAAGCTTGGAAAGATGGATTAAAATCTATAACAGTATATAGAGAAGGATCTAGAGAAGGAGTTTTGATATCTGATGAATTCAAAAACAAAGGGTTGAAAACAGAAAAAGAATTCAATGAAAAAATGAGAATAATGAAAGATAACACAGAAGAATTAGATAAAATAGTACAAACTTTAGAAGCTGCTAATTCTTCAGATGAAATACTTTCAGGCATAGAATCAAAGATGTTAGAAGAAATGAATAAAGTTGCAGAAAATTTGATAGAAAATAGTAAACCATTAGATACAGATATACAGCAAGCTGTGAACAAAGAGTTTTGGAATTTGTTGGATACTGAGAAAAAAGTTGTTACAAAACCTGAAAAGAAAAAGAAAAGAGATAGAGTTCTGAAAGGAGAAACTTACAAAATCCCATGTGATCCTGACAGAAACTTATACATAACAATCAATTCTTTTACTGACAATCCTAACAGACCATTTGAAATATTTGTAAATTCTCATGGCAAAGATGACACAGATGTAAAGACTATCTCTATATTGCTATCTGCTCTAATGAGACGAACAGAAGACATGACTTTTATCATAAACCATCTGAAGAAGATAGAATCTCCTAATCAGGGAGTATGGTGGTATGATTGTAATGATAATAGACATTATATGAACTCTGTTTCAAAAGCAATCAGTGTAGCATTAGACATGTTTGTTAGTAGAAAAAAAGTAAACAATTTGACTGAAAAAGATATAGATGCTATAAAATCAGATATTTCAAATAAAAATCTTACATGCTATTCTTCAGAAGAAATAACAGATGAAGAAGAGAAGAAAAATATAAAAAATTATTTAGCTAAACTTGATGAAAAAACCACAATAATTTTAAACTATTTAGATTGTCCTAAATGTTATACTAAAAGTTTAAAATTGGAGAACGGCTGCAGCGTGTGCATATCATGTGGCTATTCAAAATGTTCATAGAGAGAATAAAGTGATAAACAAAGACAATCTCACACTGAATACTGATGATTTATCTCATGAAGAAAGAGTAGAAGCTCTATACAATAACTTTAAAGAAACTTGGGATGGCGATTTTGAACATCCAAATAGAATTGCTATAAGCAATTGTTTAGTATTAATGGAAAAAATAGAATTTTCTTGTTTTAAAAAAATATTTCCATCGCATGATGAGAATGGAATAGGAGGTCTTTGTCTGCACTACAAAACTGATAACGATGAGTATCTAATAGTATGCATGAATGACAGCAGAACACTTTTTGATGTTAAGAATTTTGACATTAATGAGAGTAGATATGAAGATTTGTCAGAAGAAAATAAGCTGAAAAGGATTGATCTGATTAAAACAAGACATGAACTAGGGTTAGAATAAATAAAAAATGTTAACAAAATATCATAAGAAAACTTCTGCTGATATTAAAAATAATTGGAAACAAATTAAAGATAATATTATCTGGATTTCATCTATATGGATTGGAAAATTTGTAGATAGAGACAATTGTGGAGATAATAAATTTCATGGTAATTTCCATCCCGACATAGTTAAGCAAGCAGTGATAAGATTTACAAAAGAAGGAGATACAGTATTTGATCCATTTGCTGGATCTGGAACAACTATAGATGTTTGTAAAAAACTAAACAGAAAATGCATATCTTCAGATTTGAATCCAACTCGAGACTCTATAATTAAATGTGACATATCTAATATAGCTGAAGTAAAAATGATGCATGAAAAAATATTATAAAACCATCTTTAGTGATGTTACATCCTCCATATACAAATATTATAAAATTTTCTGAAGATGAATTAGATTTAAGTAATTATTCTGTTGAAGATTTTTTAGTTAAATTTTCTTCTGTTATACAAAATATAAACATTTTTACAGATGCAGAATCTTTAATATGTTTAGTTATCGGCGATGTTTATTACAAGTCTTCTTGGTATAGATTATCAAGTAAACTAGCAGATATAATAGAGAATAATGGATATAAATGTACGTTTGTAGCTGTGAAAGATTTTGGAGAAACACAAAATAGTAAAAATGAACCGTTAAGAACATACAGGTCTTTAGCTTGGGGAACTTTACTTTTCAAACATGAATATGTGATGATGTTTGAAAAACTATAACATTTGGAGAACACTTTTGAGCAGCAAATTGCACGAGATCATATTAAGTAGCAAAAGATTGAGAGTAACAAAAAAAGATATAGATGAGGCTTCAAAAGTAGTTAAGACAAAATATCCTGATAGAGTTAACACAGAGAGTTTTGCTGTAGGAATTTTAGGCGAAGTCATGTACAAGAAGAAAAGAAATGGTGATATCATACAGCCAGAAAGAGGCAGTGAATTCGACAGAAATGGTATTGATTTTATAGATGAAAATGGAAAGAATATTGATTTAAAATGCCCACTGATAGAAGAAAACAAAATTAGAATTTTTATTGGTAGCGAAAAGGACTATTTTAAAGACACCAGTTTATACGCACTCTCGATTTTATTAAAAGAGGATGGAAAACTTAATTATATAGAAGTAGGTTACATAGAACCTAAAGTAGCATTTACAAAACTTCCATATATAGTTAGCAGAAGAGATGGTACGCATTTAAGATACATAATGATAAATTCTCAATTCAAAAGATTTTCACAATTCTTAATCTGAAAAGGATATGAAAATGAATAGGAATCTGTTGAAAGAAGTTATTAAGAAAGCTGAACATTATGCTGGCATCGATACAAAATACGAGACAGATTCTTTAAGCGGAATAGATAGAGAATTACATAATAGAGCAACAAAAACAGATCCTACAAATCATGATAAGTGGAGAAGTAAGCAATTGAGTTCAGAAAGAATCATTAATTTATTTGAAAAGGAAGCTCACAACAAGAAAGCTAACTATAGCAGTGCAGGTCTTCAGTTTGAAGGAACTATACAGACTTTGGCTAAAAAATATAAAACTATACATGAAATTTTTAGACATTGCTCTAATGGGCAATTATTAAAATATATCACTAAAGAAAATCAAATAATTAATATGAAAACTGGTAAAGTAGTATATGATGAAAACACAAAAACTATATTTCAAGAGTAACAATGTTATTTGATAACAAATTTTTATTTGAACAACTAGATAAAAAATATGAAAAATCTAGAGCATCATGGGATGACATATTTTCATCTATAGTTAAAATAGTATCCTATAGATCTAGTTGTGCAAAAACTAAACAGGCTGCTTTGATAGTAAAAAACAATAGGATTATATCTTTAGGAATAAATGGTCCTGTTTCTGGTGATATAAATTGTATAGAATTAGAGAATGGTGAAAGCATATGTGGTAAAGATAGTCAAAATAGTTGTTTACGTGCAATACATGCTGAACAAAATGCAATATCATATTCTAACATGCAAGGAGTTTCTGTTTTTGGTTCAACAATTTATTGTACTATGACTCCCTGTATATCGTGTGCAAGATTATTGGTAGCATCTGGAATTAAAATATTTAAATATTTAGAAGAATACCGTTTAACAGAGGGGTTAGATTTTTTAAAACAATATAATGTTGAAACAGTTAAACTGGAGATATGATAGATGAGTGACAAATTAGACATGTTGTTTAATCTACAAACAAAATTAATGAAAAGATATGTAAATCTTGGATTTCTTCCACAATTTCCACTAGATTTATCTGTAAAAAATGATGTAAAGACTGTAAGAGAATGTGTTTTTCATATTACACAAGAATTATTTGAAGCAATATATCATTTAAAAAATAGACCAAATAGAGTATCTGAAATAAAAGATTTTAATAGAGAAGAATATGAAGAAGAATTAGTTGATGCACTACATCTATTTTTAGAATTGTTAATATTGTCTAATATTGATGCAGATAAAATTACTAATTTGTATATAAGTAAAAATGATAAAAATAACAAGAGAGTTGATGAAAAATATTAAGAAAGGTTTATCATGAAATATGCATCTATTCACAATCATTCAGATGCAAGTATTCAGGACGGACTTGCAAAACCTGCAGAAATTATAAAAACTGCTATTGATAAAAATATAGATGCAATTGCACTAACAGATCATGGTAATCTTAATGGTATAGCTGATTTTTATACAGCTGCAGAAAAGAACAATTTTGTAACTAAACACATTTTTGGTATTGAAGCATATTTAGTAAATGATTTGGAAAAAAATGCAAATGATAGAAAAGAATTAGATGAATTAAAAGAAACTTTAAGCAAAGAAGAATTAAAAGGTAGAAGAAAAAAGGTAAATAGTTATGCACATGTAGTATTATTGGCACAAAATAATGTTGGGTTGGAAAATATATTTCAACTCAATTTTTTATCACATAAATATGGATTTTATAGAAAACCAAGAATAGACAAAAAATTACTAGAAAAATACAATGAAGGTATAATAACTACAAGCTCTTGTATTGCAGGACCAATTAGTAGAATTGCTTCTACAGATGGCAAAAATATAAATATAAATAATGTTGTGAAAGAAGTAGAATGGTGGAAAAGTGTATTTGGAGATAGGTACTTTTTAGAATTACAATTTAATGAAATACCATGGCAAGATACATACAACAAGATATTGTTGAAAATAAATAAATTTTTAAAAATACCTTATATAGTTACTACAGATTCTCATTATATTAAACAAGAGCATCATAAAATTTATGATATACTTAAGATGCTTGAGGGTAATAAAATGATGAATATGACAGATGAAGAACTAGAAAAAACAAAATTAGATAATGAAACACTTGTTAATGATGAATTTAAATGTGAAAATCTTTATTTGAAGAGTGCAGAAGAAATACTATCTTCTGCTAGTATATTTTCAAAAGATATAAACAAGATAAATGTAGAAGAAGCCATAGATAACTCATTCCAACTATCTACTATCATAGACACAATACATTTAGACAGATCTTTAAAAATACCTGTTGTATATGATGAAAACAATATTGAGTTGTCTGAAGAAGAATGTATGCAAATTTTGACTAAAGTTGCTATAAAAAATTTGAAAGATAGAAATTTACATGTAAACAAAGTATATGTAGATAGATTAAAGACTGAAATAAGTACAATACAAGAAAGAAATTTGGGAACATATTTTTATATAATCTATGATATTTATAAATATGGTTTACAGAATCAATTAGCAGGACCCGGAAGAGGATCAGGTGGGGGATCTTTATTGCTTCATTTGTTAGATATAATAGCTTTGGATCCTATTAAATATGATATTATGTTTGAACGATTTCTAAGTCCAGGTAGATGTTTGGTACCAACTACAAAAATAATGATGAATGATTCTGTAAAACAAATTAATAAAGTAATTAAGAATGACATTGTAAAAAATATAAATAGTGAAGATATAGTAAAAAATGTTTTTAAATACAACAAGAAAGAAAAGCTTTTGAAGATAAAATATCATGATGATTTTATAATATGTACAAAGAATCATAGATTATTAGTATATAATAAAGATAAAATTGAATACAAATTAGCATGTGATATCACATTAAACGATTATCTAGTTGAGGTAAAAAAATAAATATTTTTTTTGTATTTTTTTGCTTTGAATGATATATTATATAATCTTTCAAACAGGTGAAAAAATGCAGAAAAAATGCTTAAATTGTAAAAGTTTATTTGATACAATTGGTAATGTTAATTGTTGTTCAATAGAATGTACTAAAAATTATAGAAATACAAGTTTAATAGATATCAATTTACAAAATGCAATATTAATAGAAAAGGAATGTATAGTTTGCAAAAATAAATTTATAATATACAAAAATGATATTTATGTTAAATGCTGTTCAAACATTTGTAGATATAAATACAACTATCTTGAACAAATTAAAATTTGAATATAATAAATTAGAAGTAATTTGTAAAAATTGTGGGATAACTTATTATATATCTAAGCTGAATAAAAGAGTCATGGCTGCTGAAAAATTTTGTTCCACAGAGTGTAAAAAAACATTCAAAAATAATAAAATACAACAAAGTACTATAGAAAAAAAATGTGAATATATATCTTGTAATAATTTAATATAAGGATAGATAAAAAAAACATCTGCAAAAAAAAGATTTTGTTCTAGAAAATGTCAATTTTTAGCTCAATCAAATGGACAAATAAAAATATATTCAAGAGGATTTATTGGTTATAGAGATGATATTAATGAATTGTGTCACTCAAGTTTTGAAGCAAATTTTATAAGATATCTTATTTATATTAATAAAAATTACGTTTTTCATCCTAAAACTTTTGATATTGGATTCAAATCATATACTCCTGATTTTTATATAATAGATGAAGATGAATATATAGAACTGAAGGGCTTTAAAACAGAAGAAATAGAAAAAAAATATCAATATATACAAAATAATTTTATAAAAAATTTGAAAGTTATATATCAAAATGATTTTTATAAATTACTTGTAAATTCCAAGTTAATAAATGTAATATCAAATTTAGAATTAAAATATGAAGATTCAATAAAATATTTAGAAAAACAATATTATAAAAGATGTATTGGATGTAATGAATATTTTCTTATTGGTAAAGTTACGAAAAAT